TTCTAATAAGATAGAACCTAACTGTGCTAATGCTGAGACGACATCCGCGCCCGTGGCGGATTCAGCAATGCTTGCGCTGGGCTTGAAGATGGCAGATACAGAATCTGCCCCAGTCGATACCTCGGCAACTGCAACACCAAACGCTACACCTGCCGAGATACTGTCCGCCCCGGAGGACGTTTCTACTACTAATGCCTCAAAAGATACATCTGCTGCTACGCTGTCTGCACCTGATGATGCTTCTACTACACTAACCGGGAACGTCGCTAACGCTGAAACCTGATCCGCGCCTGTAGCGGTTTCAAGGATTGAAGATTGAACTGAATATAGACTCGATACTTCGTCCGCCCCGGTAGATGTCTCTGTAGCATCTCGGTCTACAACCGAGCATCCCCACCCGGCTTGGCCCCAAGTGCCAGATCCCCATCCGCCATCGGGCACGGTTCATCCTTAAGCTGAAAGGCTGAATTGGTAAGTTACATTCAACACATCACCAGATACAACCGACCGATCTCCCGGCGCTTGGAAGTCAGCAGCAGAGAAAAGAGTACCGGTCGTGCCGCTCTTAGTGTTATTTGAAGTCAGGAACGCTCCACCGACCGTCGTTGTCCCGTTGATGGAAAACACCGCTTTGCTAGCCGTGTTCGTAACAACAGAGGGGTTTGCGTTGGTAGCAGCAGCGAACGTAGCAGCAGGGCGAGTAGCTTCCGTATAGTCCGTTACTTCCGTCCACCCTGCATGAGAAGACATCGTGTCACCAGCGGCAGGGCTATTCGTAGACCCAGATCCATACAGACCGATGTACCACGTAGTAATCTGTGCGGTAGACGTAAGAGCGGTTCCGGCCATGTACTGAAGACCGACGTTAACTACAAGGTTAGGTGTCTCTGCCGTCCACTTAAGCTTGCCGTCTTTATCAAAACATTCGACGATGTACTTGCCGGTCGCTTTTGCGCGTTCTTCCATGATTTACCTCAGTTGCTGGAACGGAGCAAAGCCGTTGTAGCTGTATTCCCCGGCATTGTGACCGTAAATGTATTAGTGCAGGTTTTGTCTGAACCAAAGTCTAACACCGCAATAGATCGGTTTGCTTTGCTGGCATTGTAAAGCAGCGCGCATCGCGTGGTAAACGCCGCCGGAACCCACAAAACATTGTTAAACGTTACAAACGCGGTGTAACCGCTGCTACTAATAGCCGCCCCAGTGACTACATTCCCACCGGCGGAATAACCCGTTCCAGTGATCTCATTAGCAGTGGTATAAACGGTTGTCGATTCGTCTAGATTCGCGTTTGCCGTATACAGCGCAAGCTTTAACGTGTCCGTTAGCAGGTTATGAATGGCTTGATATAACTCTGCCTTAAAGCTCGTAGTCTGCGTCTGGACGATCATTTGACCGGATTCCTTACCTGACCGTCACGATAAGCATCCATACGCTGCTTACCATCACCCAGATTCTTGAGCAGCAACAACGATTGTCCGTACATGTCGTTGTACACCGCAACCTGATCCTGCTCTAACTTCAAGAATCTAGCCGCTTCTACCAGCGTTCCATTTAACAACGCTGAGTCAAAGTTATCCCCAAGCCAAGTAACACCGCTGGCATTCGTAACCGTCACAACAGGAATGCTAAATCCTGAACCCGTTCCACCGATACTGGACGCAGCACAAGACAATGTATTCCCAACCGCATAGAACACGCCAGGATTCTGCACCGTCACAGACGTTACCGCCCCTCCTGATACGACAATCCTAGCCGTCGCACCAGAACCTGATCCACCCGTCAGCGGAACATTCACATATGTACCATTCGTATACGCCGAACCTGCTGTGATGGCCCCCAGCGTAGAGATCGCGCTCTGAACAATTGATTCTGGGTAGTAGTAATAATGAAGCTCTGCGTAATAAGCGGTATCTGGCGTTGGCCCGACAATGAAAGAAAGCTCAGTTTCTAAATCTGACCGGGGGCCAAAGATGGCGTAGTGCTGAGGCTTGCCTGTCGAGTTCGGCGGAGGATATGCTTCACGGATGAAGTTCACATCCTTATTCAACAGGTACGTATATGTACCGGTGTTGATGTCTCCACCCGCTACCCCCGTAATGACCGCGAGGGAATAAACAGACAAGAAGTCCGTAGGAGCCGATAAGTACTGATTGTTAGCTGTAAATTGTCCGTAGACGTTCTTACGCAGGTTGGCAATCTGAACAGTGTTGTAGATCTTCTGCTCAGCCTGCCTGACCAGCATAGCCATCTGGTCATCGGTAAAAGTATTCTCAACGATGTCTTGGACATTAACTGCTAACTCTGTGTACTGCATAGCTTACGCCATCGGCCCGCGAGCCATCACGCCTTTGGTTGCTGCACCCGTACCACGAACCTTGATCCCGGAAGTCTTAACGTTCTTTTCCGGATATCCCGAGTTCTTAAGGTCTACCTTCGGGGCAGGTTTGGGCTGATTGGAATTTTTCTTCATCTCAGATCCCCGACTTACGAACCGACCGCATGGGTTTCATTTGATTGGCAACCTTAGCGAGGTTCCGACCCATCTCTTTCATCTGGAGATTAGTCTTACCACCCCTAGCAAACTTCGTAAGAGGTTTACCGGGGTGCATCGCTTTCTCGTGTTTGTGAACCGCTTTCTTGGCGTCCATGATAACTCCTACGTTGTTACTACTGACACAGTTCCAACAGATGTGATTGCTACAAGATAGTTAGGCGTCAATCCAGCGTCACTAGAACTTGCCCCGCCAACCGGATTCCATCCCCACTGTATATCTCTAGACCCACCGGAAGGAAACCCGTCTTCATTCGTTCCTGACGTTACATACGTCGTATCCCTTCTGGGATTACGCAAAGCCTGTGGGTCATCTACAGGATACATCCCTAATTGCAACTGGGGATGATCTGGATCATAGCATTCAGTACAAACCAGCAGGTTATAACGTTTAGTCTTGATTATCTCTTCGCGCAGGGCTTGCAGCTTAAATTGCTGACCGCAGCGATCACACATCGCAATCGCTTTTTTGCCACTGGCAAATCTATTACCCATGATTACGAACTAGCACCGCCGATAAACATCTGCCTCGGAACGAAACGAACTGCGGCTTTCTCCCTGTCTTCCCCGGCTGCAATATTGAACTGCTCGTCGTATACCTCTTTCAACATAGGTACACGGTTCATAAGCTCAGGCACTTTCATGGCAATGTGATATGCAAGCCCTGCTACTAAGCAAGGTAAGAACCTAAAGTTCATATCTGCCGTCTGCAAACCTGCTCCGGCGTCCTGTACGCGCCTCAAATACCAATACACGAATTGGTACGTCTGCGTGTTATCCGGCGTGGGCCATACAGTGACGGCAGGCAGGTTTGGATTAAAAACAGCAGCCCCACTAGAGTGAGACGCAGCAGTTGTTCCGTTCTGCGCTCTAAACACGTTACCTAGCGTATTCCCGTCTAGGTATCCGTAAGCAATATCTTCGCTATCAATCCGGATAAATCCAGCATACGGCAGACCAGCAGTAGAACTTAACGTAATCGTCGTCGTGGAAGAGTTAATAGATCCCGACAACGTAGCCCCGGTGGGGCTTACAGATCCTGAGAGCCTCTGAATCCAAACCTGAATAGGTCTGGCCTGTTGTAACTTATTAGGGATCGTAGCGTACGTAGATACGCTAATCCGCGTAATGTTTAAGTCAGCCTGTGTGGACGATGAATTAGCTCCCGTCCGGATAACCTGTTCTAACAGGTCAATCGTATCTAAAGGAAGCGCATAAGTATTGAGACCGGGAGTCAACGTAATGGCACCTTGGTTGAAGGTCCACATGTTGATACCACGGTTCTGCCACTCTATCGTCATCAGGTTCATAGACCTGCGGGCTGTACGCAAGTCATAACCTGACCGCATTTCCCGGCCAGCACGTTCCCACGCTTCTTCAGCGATCTCTGTAAATTCGAGGTTGAATAGCGTGGTGCCGGAGGTGGTCATCTAAATCTCGCTGTCTTTTCAGCTATCTTTTTAGGCTGAGCTACAAACTGCTTACCTTTGGCTTTTCCGGCTCGCTTGACCTTCGTAGTTGCTGCGTACTCTTGCGGGCTAAGAGACTTAATAGCTGCCTCTGGGAGATACCGCTCGCCCGTCTTAGATGACGGCTTACCGGACCGTGTGGTCCATTTCTGGCTACCCCAGTCCTTGAGCGATTTCTGCGGAGCTTTCATTACACCATTCTGCCGCGAGTTTTGCCGCGCTGCGCTATACCATCACCGCGATGCACTTTGCCGCCATGACTGTAATTTGTCTCATCCCGAGGCTGCATAATCGAGTAATACCGGTTACCGCGTTTCTCTATCTTTGCACCGCGCTGTTTTTCAGCCTCAACAGCTTTATCAAACGTTGGGTGTTGAGCGCCTTTTAAAATGACATACGCGCCTTCAGGAAGATTGTGCTTTAAACGATCAGGCTCACTAACCGGAGCAACGGAACCCCAGTGTCCATCGTCTTTACTGGGCTGCATTTGATTAGCCCGAGCGGTTTTATAGTCGTACTCGTCACCTTCGGGATCAAAAGGCTTATTGTTAGTCACGGTAAGAACCGCCCTTAGCTTTGTATTGCTTAGCAAGAAGCTGGGCCTTACGGCCCGACCATTCCCCTGCACCTGTACCCTGAACCGCCTGAGCCTTGATCTTGTTGAACAAGGCTTTGCGCATCCCGGGCTTAGTGTAGTTGCCAGCTTCGTTCACGCGGCTGACCTTTCCACCTTCTGCATACTCGTAGAAAGCAGTATCGTCCCGCCGCTGCTTGCGCTTGGGCTCGGGCATTTTGTTGGGGTTGATCGCCCCCATGCCACGTGAAGCCATCATCTTGAGTACCTCCAAGCGTAAACATTGACGCTTTAAACAAACTTGCCGCGCGTCTTGCCGCGTTGAGCAACACCATCAGCGCGCCGCGAAGCAGAGCTAACTGCTCCGACTTTAGCATAGCCTTTGACAGCGCCACCGCTTTTAAACGGGGGCATTCGCCCCATTGACGGAGACATTCTGGGCAGGCTTGACGCGATCTGGGCATCTTTCTGCTGTTGCAGTTGATCAGCAGCCGCTCGTTGTGTTTGCGCATCTTTCTGCTGTTGCAGTTGATCAGCAAGAGCTTGCGTTTTGCCTAGCTGCATTCGCTCAGCATCTTTCTGCTGTTGCACAGCGTCTTGTTGCAAGCTGGCGTTTGCAGGACTAGGCCCGGTTTTCCTGCCTGTAACGGTTCGCATCCGCGGCGGGGGAGGAGCAAAGGCGCGTCGTTTCATAAACATTTTAAATTACCTTTCCTTTGGTCTTGCCTCGCTGAGCACAGCCATCTGCCCGCTTAGATGCGGAGCTAACAGAACCGCCTCCGGCGTAACCAATCGAGCCACCTTTAGCACGACGCATAGACCCGCGAGACTTATCGTATGCCTCTTCCATCTGCCGCATCATCCGCTCATCATCAACCTGAGCTTTCATCCGCGCCTCTTCTTCCGGCGTCGGAATCATAATATCTCGCGGTGGAGCCGGACGGGGAGTAGGGCCAGCTTCTTTACCTCGCTGCAACTCATCTTCCATCACAGGAGCCATCTCCCGCCGCTTAGGCGGTTTGGTTCCCATCGAGTGATACGGGGCGTCCTCGTATCCCTTTTTCATTCCGCGCAGAGTATTAGGCATATCAGCACTTCCCGCCGCCCATCATGCGGACCTGCATAGCTTTGGTCTTGCCTTTCTTGGCAATACCGTCAGCAGCTTTGTGCCCCGGTGCAAGACCGCCGGATTTGTAGGTCATGCCGCCGCCCATCATCTTCTTGGCCATGCCGCCCGCCTTCATCTTGCCTTCGCCATCGGCCGCAAAAGCGGGAACTTTTTTCCCGTCTTTCATAACCATTGGCATACCGCCAGAAGCGTAGCCACCCTTCTTCATGCCCATCTCAGCCATCTCATGCTTGATCATAGACTTGGGAGCGCCTTTCTTTTTCATGAAGGCCACTTCTTTACCCATCATAGCTTTAGATTCTTTCATTTCGCCACCTTGGTTGAATTTACGGCCTTTGTCGGCCTGCATGAATTCCTTGCCAACCTTTTGCGGGATGCCAAGGCGTTTAGAAGCTGCGGGGTCATTGGCGACCATCGCCATCAGGTTGTGCTGAGCTTTGGTCTTGCTTGGCATTTGCCCTCCCAGTAAAACCTTTTACTGTGTCGGTTTCCCAGATTCGGATTGCAAACCATATTACGGTTAACACCCCGCCAATCAAACCAACAATAGGCGGAAACCATTGCATAAAACCAGCAACGCCCACAACAACGGCAGCGCCATCAGCAGCGGTTTTGATTTCTTGTGCGTTCATCTCAGCACTTCCATGCTCTCAGACTTTTATTGATCCGACTGTTTGGGTCATTTGCGGTCTTCGCTGAAGTCAGCTTCTTCTTCATGCCCGTCATCCGAGCACAGAATGACTTCTTCCTTGAACCGCCTTCCGGTTGCGGGGCCTTGAGCCCCGGCTTCCCCGGATTGGCTTTGTTGTAGCTGGCGCGCCCTTTGGCATTCAAACCACCAGAGGGATTCTTGCCTTCTTTGCGTTGCCATGCTGGCGTCTTCATGGCTACCCGCAGATGATGGTGCAGAAGGTCACGTTGGTCAGCGTTACCACGCAGTAGTCTTGATTAGACCCTAGCGTAGTCAGAATGCCCTCTGCTGCCATGTACAGGCTGTTTGCAGCCGTCGCAGATGCAGGGGTGTTGATCTGCAGCCGGAGCGCACTGGCAAGATCATTGGTGTTGAACTTGACCG